CCGCTTCCTTGAACCCGTTCGTTCTGGGCTTGATCTTCGTGGCCTTGTGGACAATTTTCAGTGTCTACAGCCTCTATAACAGATCACAGCCTGTAAAGCCGGCTTCGTTGTGGAGCCAACACTGTTACCTTTTATCCCAAGGGGAAGTGCCCCTGTCACAGGTCAAAGCCCTCCCAGACGGAAACCACCCGTTTCCTGTTCAAGAGAGCTTTGTTAACCGAACGACAGCCCTAGCCCTGCCACACACCATGACGGAAACAATGTCTGTCAAGGGAGAATTGATTGGCGACCCGCTTGAGATAGACCCGGTTCAGACCACGAACATTTTGCCCACTTGTGGACCTATGTTCGTGCCGGGAAATACAGACCACAACAAAACGGTAACGCTTAAGTGCCGCATCCTGGTTGACCCTCCCCTCGATGTACTTACGCAATACCATGCGTGGGAAGATATGTTTGATATCTTTAAACCCCTGCTCCCGCAGGAGCCCACATGCCTGGCACACGAAGAGTGGAAGGATGCCTGGCTCGAGAAGTTTCCGAGCCAGAAGAAAAAGAAGTATCTTGACCAGGACGCCAAAGCCCTGCAGACTATGGTCACGGCGGCCTTACGCCGTGGGACAGCCCTGATGGTCAAGACCAACGAAGCTGCTTGCAAGTACGACACAAATCGTGAGTCTCTCTATTCGAAACCACGTATGATTGCTGTCGTTGCACCAGAGGTCCAGTATGCGATTGGACCGGCGATCTACGGTGCGACAAAAATCTTGAAAGAGCTTTGGGGCGTACGGGGCCTAGGATTAAACGAACTCACCTACCTCATTCCATGTGGGTGGCACGTTTCGATATTCTGGGCTTCAGGCGCTAGCGACTTGGATCTATCTATATGGTTGGACAATTGCCGCTTCCAAGACAATGGCTCTGTAAGAATCATGGTGGCTGGAGACGACTCTCTCGTCTTCGTCAAATACCAGGATCATGAGTATTTCTTTGAAGGTGATGCGAAGATGTTCGACCAGTCGCAAAGCGCAGGCCCACTTCTTTTTGAGCGGAAGGTTCTAGCCTACATGGGGGCAGAGACTTTCGTGATTGAGACCCTTGAAGCCATGTCAACGAACCCTTATGTTCTGACGTACAAGGATCGATCACGTGTCATAATAGGTAGACAATTGAGGCCTATCCGTGACACAGGGGGACCAGACACCACTTTTGGAAACTCCTTGCTCATGGCGGCAGCCTGGGTGAGTGTCTTCGATGTTGACGAAGAAATTCCCAATCTCCCGACCTTGGAAGATGTGAGGAAAGAGTTTATGAGGTTGGGTTTCGACATGAAGCTCAAA